ACTTTTTAAAAAATTATATAAATCTATTTTATCTTCAAAATAACCTTCTTTTGTATAATCGGGTTTCAATGATTTTTTAGGGTAAATTGGTTTTTTATACATTTGATTTAGTTCTTTTGGTTTAACTGGTCCAATTGGTTTTTTATACATTTGGTTTGGTTCTTTTTTAACATTTTTTTGGCTTGCTAATATTTGTTTTCCTAATTTACTATCAGCTTTTACAGCCCGATTTGTTTTAGGATTGATTACACAGTTTGGTTTATCCATTTATTATAAACTTATATTTATTTTATACTTTTTAAAAGTTTAGTTCGTATGATCTAAACTTATATATAACACCATAATATTAATATGAATGTTTTATTCAAAATATATAATAGTCTTTTTGCTTACGAATTCTATAATAGGCTCTTTTGTTTGTTTTTTGTTTAACATCCTATATCTACGATTACAATTATTAACAGTTTCTGTATTGCTTTGTTGATAATTTTTATTATAATTTTGGTAATACGATTTGTTCTTATTTCTATAAATAAAATTATAATCTTTACGATCGAACATATTTTCATTCATATCGTAATTATTTTTTAAATAATAATTATATTGATATTCTTTAATTTTTTCAATATTTTTATGATAATAAGCCTTGTTTTTTTCTAAAACTTTATCTCTGTTCTGCTCATAATATTCTTTAGCGTAATTTTTTTTATATTCTTTATGTTCATTATTATATTTTATATTTCTTTGTTTAATTTTTTCTTTATTGTTCTGATAATATTCTCTTTGATAGTTAATTTGATAATTTTTTGCCATATTTGCTTAAAATGTTATCTAATAATACAAAAGTTTTGTTTAAATATTCATTTATTAAGAATTTTTCTTGGTTTAGTTGATCTTCTAACAATTGGATTTCATTCAATTGTTCTTTATATAGGGTTAATTCATTTAATATATTTTCTATATTTATTTTTGGCATTTATTATTATTAATAGATTTATATTCACGTTCATACTCTTCTGGATGTCTTAACTTAAATAAATAAGGTTTTAATATATAGTAATTCATATGGCATTCATTACAGATTACTAATTTACTTTTATGATCATTAATCCATAAACACTTATAATATTTATTGGTTATTGTATTTTTACAAGATTTACAAATTATCATTTATATTTATTAAGAATTTAAATCCCCCAACAATTATTTAAATCCCCCAACAATTTTATTAAATATCCCAACAATTATATATAATCCCCCAACAATTTTATAAGAAGATATTGTAATATTAGTATAAGAAAATGAATGATGGGGTGTTGGGGTATAAAAAGAGTAGTTGGTGAAATGAAAAAATAAAATTATATTATATAGCGAATTTATTTCAGACCCCCAAACCCCCAACATTGACGATGATAAACCAAAATCACTTTAACAAACTTGGGGAATAATAATACAATGTAGGGGATATTCATAAAATGTGGGGGATTTAAATAATTGTGGGGGGATATTAAAATAATTGTTGGGGGGATATTAATATAATTGTGGGGGGTATAAATACCTAAATATTTTTATTCATCATTATCTACATCATCATCATTCCATTCTTCAATCGTTGTATTATTAGTATTTCTAAATATTTCTACCCACTTTTCGCTTAATAATTTATCTATTTTGAGACATTTGGTTTTATGTCTTATAATTTCAGTTATACCAGATTCTTCAGTTAAGATATGATTAAAGAATGTATCGTATGGATAACTAGTGTATTTAAATTTCTCACACATTCTAGTGTATTCTTTCCATATTTCATTTTTAGCAATACATACAGTTTTTCGTTTTCTATAACTAACCCAATAATAGTTCATTGTTTCATTATCATAAGATATTCCATCTTCATTTATAATATGTGAGATAAACTTCATATAATTCTTAGCACTGAGTGCCTGTTGTTTTTTATAAGCTTCGGTAAGCGGTCTTTTTTCTTGAAAATCTGCAGTAGTCCAATCACATTTAACTTCTTCTCTTAAGTATTTTATAAACAAAGCCGTGTTTTGCTTATTTTTCATACATTCATTTAATTTCTTAAAATATTCTTTATCTCCTTTCTTTATTGCTGATACTGTAAGAAATACAAATCTACGATCTTTATCATCAATGTCTAAAATATCTGCTTTGTTAGTATTTAAAATTATATTAAGATAATTTCTATAAGTTCCAGAATCTATATTTTTCTTTTCAATAATTATTGTAGGCTCAGTGATCATATTTTTCATTTCTTCCATAAATTTTTTAAGCTCACCAGAAGCTTCTTCCACTATCAAAAACATACATTTTGTTAAAAGGCTATTAAATCTACCAAATATTTTATCAACATTTTTTGCTGATGCACTAAGATCAAATCCTAATATTTCATTAGCAAAGTAATTTGTAAATATATTTTTACCCACTCCGTGTTCTTTACTATAAAATACTAATCCAGTCTGTGGGCGATTTGTAGGATCTTGAATAATTCTTGAAAACCAATTCAAAACATAAGTATAATGTTCTTTATTATTATTACAAAGAACAGTTTCGATATGATCAAGAATAGGTTGTATTCTAGTATAATCTACGTCTGTTGTAAGATCTATTCTATCTGCTTGAAAACCTTCAAATAAATTTTTATAATATTTAGATTCTAATTCAGTTAATCCTTTTGGTTCAAAACGCAAACCTTCATAAGTTTTACGTTTTTCATCTTCTAACCATTCATTTATAAATTTTTCTTTTTCATAATATATTTTACCTGTTTTTTTATCTTCTTTTCTTTTTAGATATTTTCGGTTCTTTGTTTGTGTAATTAATGCTGTTTCTGTCAATTGTTGATTAATTTCACCTAAAGTGCTATTTGCAGTAATAACTCTAGGTATTTTAGGTGTTCTATAAAAACACAGTGGATTATTAATAACACAGAATTCTTCTTCAAATTCTTGTTTTTTCTCATAATAGTTTTTAGTAATATTTTCATTATAATATTCTTCATTATCTTCTTTTAACATTTTCATAAGTCTTAACAAACCTACTTTTTCATTTCTAGTAGAAGTTAAAGCAGAAGCTACTTTTTTCTCAACACTGTTATAATCATATTTATCACCTGCTTTTTCTGAAAATGAATGTGCAAGATCATAAAGGGTATCTCTACCCCAATTATATTTAATATAACAATTTACAATAATACATATAACTAGATACCAATCATTATATTCAATTGCTCTTTCATCACTTAGTGCCAATAAATGACTTTTAAAAGTTTTAATGAACCATTCAGTTTTTCGTTGATCTTGAATATCATTATCATCATTTTCAAAATCATTTGTAGCTTGTTTAATGATAATATTTCCCAATTGTTTTTCATCTTCTGTCATATTTTCATTTTCATTTTTAGAAACAATATGAACATCGTAGTATTTATCATAATCTTCTTTAACATAAGTAATTGCACAATCAAAAATAGAATATTTATTAATATCTTCATCTTCCCATAGTTTGAATGGTTGTAGTTTATCACTAGCAAGATCTTTTTCTTTATCAAAAGGTTTTACACCTCCTAGCATACATAATTTATTAGTTCCAATTCTATAAGGGTTAATATCAAAATATTGACCCATTAAAGGTTCTTGTTTTTTGATTTCATCAACTTGTTTTTTAAGAGTATCAACATTAGTAATTGTATTATTAACTATGAATCTATAAGATATTTTTTTTTTATCACCAGGAATTTTTCTTGTAGGTCTTTGTTGAACAATAATATCTTTGTTTGGATATTTTTCCTGAATAATTATACGACATTTTGATCTTATTAGATCATCCATATCTTTGATATCTTTTTTTTTCATTTTAACATCAATTTTAGCATCAATATCAAAAAAAGCTTTAATAAGTGTTTCATTTGTATAAAATTCCATTAAAACTGGTTGTTTATTATGATTTTTTAGACATTCTAATTTATAACTATCATATTCTTCTTGGTTGGTAATGATATGAATATATTGTTTTTCTTCTTCTTTTTTAGCAAAATATTTTGAAGTACAGGTTATTGTTTCAAACATATTATGATTTTTAGCCATATTTTAATTTTAATGATTTTGATTTATTATATATAATGAATTATAAAGCTTTATATCATTTTTTATATAAATGAATTATAAAAATAATAATAATAATAATTAAATAAAAATTATTTATTGTTACTAACAATAGCTTCTAATTCTTTCAAACGTTGCATTTTTTCTTTAAGTTTTTCATATTGCAAAGGATTTCTAATAGTTGCTTTTTCTATTTTCATTTGTCTAAATTGTGCATCTTCTTGATACCTTTTTTTTTGATATTCTCTATTTTTTTGGCGTCTTATCTCTAAAGCTTCTTCGTCAGTGTAAATTTTGGGTCTCCCTTTTTTTTTAGAAACATTATCAGATTGAGTATAAATATCAGTTTGTGTATAAATATCAATTTTTGACATATAACTTTATGATATATAAATTAATTATCATATCTTTATATCATTTTTATACATAAACTATTTTTTTTAAATAATTTGTATTATTGTTTTCATCAAAATAAAAGAGTTTTTTGTTTTGATCCAAATAGATACGGAATTTACGTATAAATCCAGTATTTTTATAATTATAAAAATATTTATAAGTATATTTGGATTTATTATTGGTGCATTTATTAAAAAGCATTGTATACTCAGAATCATAAATTTCATTAATGTTATCCATTTTATATTATAATTAATTACTATCTCTTTATATCATTTTTATACTTTTTTAATTATTTTATTATACATTGTGTTTTCAGTATAACTATGACCCATTTGTGATGCTAGTTGTTTCTTATCTTTCAAAGATTTTTCGTTATCCTGTTGATTATAAATAGCCGATATACGACGTATGGTTGTAGCATTTATGTTCTGATAATTAAACAGACTGTTCATTATATCTGAGACTAATTTTGAAAATGTTGATAAAGGTATATCAAATAACATTTGATTTATTTTGATATCATCTTCGTTTATATAATCAATCAAATATTTTATAATATATTTATTTAATTCATATGTTTGAGTTCCGTATATATCTTTTTTTATCTTTCCACCAGCTCTAGCAGTTTTGAATCTTTTAAAAATAATTTCAGTAGGTAAATTATCGTTATCTAAAACAATATAATTAAAATTATTTGATAATTTTTCAATATCATAATCATTATTTATTAATTTTAAAAATCTATATTCTAACCTTCTTGGTGGCATTAACAGGTAAAAGGATGCTAATAATTTACTTCTAGTATCTAACCTACTATTTTCAATTAAATGATTAGTCTCATCTAATTTATAAGGATTGTAAATATCCATTATATGTGCTAGTTTATCAATTTCCTCATCTGAGTCATCATTTTCCTGTCTATTTTCAATGTATTTATTTTTCAAAGATATACTAAAATTTGTAATAATCTGATATGATTTTTCAAACGAATCTACACGTGCAAGTAGATTCACAATTGGTCTTAATTTTGTTTGTAAAGTGTTAGTATTTCTGTAAATTTCTTTAATTTTATTTATCGTATTGGTAATATTATAAATATTAAATATTTTCAATTCTTTTTTAAAATTATCAAGATTATTTTTAAATTTCCCTATCTCTACATTTTTACCTCTGTATATAGATGTGATTATAGATTTAGTATTTTCTGTTAATTTTATTTGAAATACTTTAAATAATACATCTTCTAAAATTTTGAATAAATTCTTAATTTGTGATTCATCATAGGCTCTATATTGAATATATAGATCACTATTAACTTTAAATTTAGGATAATCCTTGACTAAATTAATATACCATAAAGGTTTAACAATATTAACTTCATTAATCTTTTTAACTTCTACTTCTGGTATTTTTAGTTCTGGTTTAGCTTCCTTTAATTGCTTTGCTCTATATTTTTGCATATAGACACGTGCTTTGAGTTTCTTATACAATACTTTTTCATCTTCTGTTAATTCATTTGTAGGTTTTTTTAAAAGTTCATTTTCATAATCTGTAAATGGCATTTATTACAATAATCACTATATTTTTTTTAAAATCTAACACACTTTATTTTATATTATAATTAATTTCTATTCTTTATATCATTTTTTATGTATAATTTTAATAAAATTATTCTTCTCATCTTAGATAGGGGGATCTAGTATATCTATATAATTAATGAGAAGAATAATCAAAGGGTTCAACAGGAATTATAAAATAAATTATAAATAAATAAAATAGATAATGAAAAATCATTTCTTTTTTCCTTATGCCGGAAATAAACGACAAGAAGTTGAACATATATATGAAAACATAGATATCAAAAATATGAAAACTATTGTAGAGCCTTTTTGTGGTTCTTGTGCATTATCATATTATATATGGACTTTGCATAAAGAAAAAAACTATAAATATATATTGAATGATTTAGATAGTGATCTAATAGATTTTTTGAAAGCAATAAAAGATAACAAATATAAAGAAATTCAGAATGAAGTAAATAATAAAAAAGAAGAAATTAAACAATATAAAGATGATATGATAGAAGCAAAGAAAATATATGTAGAATATGTTAAGACAAAAACATTTGAATCTTGGATATTTAAAAATAAATACCATTCTATGAAATCTGGAATATTTCCATTAAGAGATTTTAACAGATTTTTTAATGATAAGATATTGGATTTTACAACATCACCTATATATGATTTTTTAACAAATGCTGATATAGAATTATACAATGAAGATGCTAATAAAATAATTGATAGATATGATAAAGAAAATTCATTTATATTTTTAGACCCTCCATATATAGCAAGTTGTAATAATTTTTATTCTACTGATACAGATGAAAATATTGAAAATATTTATGAAATGTTATATCTTAAAGGATTGAAAAACTTTAAATGTAAAATCTTAATATGCCACGAAAATAACTGGTTATTTAAAATAATATTTAAAGATTATCTTGATGGTGAAAAAGAATATAAAAAGCAATATGAATGCTCACTACATAAAGGAAAAGGTAAAAAACAAACTAAACACATTGTAGTAAAAAATTTTAAAATATGAATGATTTTTCAATTATGAATAGTATAAAATCCGGAGATATTGAGGATATCCAATGTCTGAAATAAATACAAAATGTCCAAATTGTGCCAAGTTGTGCCGAATGAGGGTATAATATATTTTGATTTTAACCACAATTATTTAAAATCCCCCAACAATTATTTAAATATCCCAACAATTTTATATAATATCCCAACAATTTTACACAATCCCCCAACAATTTAAATATAAGATAAAGTAAAAATAGTATAAGAAAATGAATGATGGGGTGTTGGGGTATAAAAAGAGTAGTTGGTGAAATGAAAAATAAAATAATTATTTTATGAAGAGTTTATCAGACCCCCCAACACCCCAACATTGGACTTGTTAAAGTATTTTTTCTTTAACAATGATGAGGATATTAATAAAATGTTGGGTATATTCATAAAATGTGGGGTATTTAAATAAAATTGTTGGGATATTAAAATAATTGTGGGGGTATTAAAATAATTGTAATTAGTTTATAAAAAATAAAAATTACCCATATTTATTTTAATAATATTTATTTTACCCATATTTTAGATAATAACCCGTGTCAGGATACGCCACACACATAGAAAACACTAGGGGTCTAGGGGGGGTAGTAATCTAACATAGAATACACTAGGGGGGTATAGGGTGAGCGATCTAACATAGAAAACCCTAGGGTTTTCTATGTTAGATCGCTCACCCTATACCCCCCTAGTGTATTCTATGTTAGATTACTACCCCCCCTAGACCCCTAGTGTTTTCTATGTGTGTGGCGTATCCTGACACGGGTTATTATCTAAAATATGGGTAAAATAAATATTATTAAAATAAATATGGGTAATTTTTATTTTTTATAAACTAATTACAATTATTTTAATACCCCCACAATTATTTTAATATCCCAACAATTTTATTTAAATACCCCACATTTTATGAATATACCCAACATTTTATTAATATCCTCATCATTGTTAAAGAAAAAATACTTTAACAAGTCCAATGTTGGGGTGTTGGGGGGTCTGATAAACTCTTCATAAAATAATTATTTTATTTTTCATTTCACCAACTACTCTTTTTATACCCCAACACCCCATCATTCATTTTCTTATACTATTTTTACTTTATCTTATATTTAAATTGTTGGGGGATTGTGTAAAATTGTTGGGATATTATATAAAATTGTTGGGATATTTAAATAATTGTTGGGGGATTTTAAATAATTGTGGTTAAAATCAAAATATATTATACCCTCATTCGGCACAACTTGGCACAATTTGGACATTTTGTATTTATTTCAGACATTGGATATCCTCAATATCTCCGGATTTTATACTATTCATAATTGAAAAATCATTCATATTTTAAAATTTTTTACTACAATGTGTTTAGTTTGTTTTTTACCTTTTCCTTTATGTAGTGAGCATTCATATTGCTTTTTATATTCTTTTTCACCATCAAGATAATCTTTAAATATTATTTTAAATAACCAGTTATTTTCGTGGCATATTAAGATTTTACATTTAAAGTTTTTCAATCCTTTAAGATATAACATTTCATAAATATTTTCAATATTTTCATCTGTATCAGTAGAATAAAAATTATTACAACTTGCTATATATGGAGGGTCTAAAAATATAAATGAATTTTCTTTATCATATCTATCAATTATTTTATTAGCATCTTCATTGTATAATTCTATATCAGCATTTGTTAAAAAATCATATATAGGTGATGTTGTAAAATCCAATATCTTATCATTAAAAAATCTGTTAAAATCTCTTAATGGAAATATTCCAGATTTCATAGAATGGTATTTATTTTTAAATATCCAAGATTCAAATGTTTTTGTCTTAACATATTCTACATATATTTTCTTTGCTTCTATCATATCATCTTTATATTGTTTAATTTCTTCTTTTTTATTATTTACTTCATTCTGAATTTCTTTATATTTGTTATCTTTTATTGCTTTCAAAAAATCTATTAGATCACTATCTAAATCATTCAATATATATTTATAGTTTTTTTCTTTATGCAAAGTCCATATATAATATGATAATGCACAAGAACCACAAAAAGGCTCTACAATAGTTTTCATATTTTTGATATCTATGTTTTCATATATATGTTCAACTTCTTGTCGTTTATTTCCGGCATAAGGAAAAAAGAAATGATTTTTCATTATCTATTTTATTTATTTATAATTTATTTTATAATTCCTGTTGAACCCTTTGATTATTCTTCTCATTAATTATATAGATATACTAGATCCCCCTATCTAAGATGAGAAGAATAATTTTATTAAAATTATACATAAAAAATGATATAAAGAATAGAAATTAATTATAATATAAAATAAAGTGTGTTAGATTTTAAAAAAAATATAGTGATTATTGTAATAAATGCCATTTACAGATTATGAAAATGAACTTTTAAAAAAACCTACAAATGAATTAACAGAAGATGAAAAAGTATTGTATAAGAAACTCAAAGCACGTGTCTATATGCAAAAATATAGAGCAAAGCAATTAAAGGAAGCTAAACCAGAACTAAAAATACCAGAAGTAGAAGTTAAAAAGATTAATGAAGTTAATATTGTTAAACCTTTATGGTATATTAATTTAGTCAAGGATTATCCTAAATTTAAAGTTAATAGTGATCTATATATTCAATATAGAGCCTATGATGAATCACAAATTAAGAATTTATTCAAAATTTTAGAAGATGTATTATTTAAAGTATTTCAAATAAAATTAACAGAAAATACTAAATCTATAATCACATCTATATACAGAGGTAAAAATGTAGAGATAGGGAAATTTAAAAATAATCTTGATAATTTTAAAAAAGAATTGAAAATATTTAATATTTATAATATTACCAATACGATAAATAAAATTAAAGAAATTTACAGAAATACTAACACTTTACAAACAAAATTAAGACCAATTGTGAATCTACTTGCACGTGTAGATTCGTTTGAAAAATCATATCAGATTATTACAAATTTTAGTATATCTTTGAAAAATAAATACATTGAAAATAGACAGGAAAATGATGACTCAGATGAGGAAATTGATAAACTAGCACATATAATGGATATTTACAATCCTTATAAATTAGATGAGACTAATCATTTAATTGAAAATAGTAGGTTAGATACTAGAAGTAAATTATTAGCATCCTTTTACCTGTTAATGCCACCAAGAAGGTTAGAATATAGATTTTTAAAATTAATAAATAATGATTATGATATTGAAAAATTATCAAATAATTTTAATTATATTGTTTTAGATAACGATAATTTACCTACTGAAATTATTTTTAAAAGATTCAAAACTGCTAGAGCTGGTGGAAAGATAAAAAAAGATATATACGGAACTCAAACATATGAATTAAATAAATATATTATAAAATATTTGATTGATTATATAAACGAAGATGATATCAAAATAAATCAAATGTTATTTGATATACCTTTATCAACATTTTCAAAATTAGTCTCAGATATAATGAACAGTCTGTTTAATTATCAGAACATAAATGCTACAACCATACGTCGTATATCGGCTATTTATAATCAACAGGATAACGAAAAATCTTTGAAAGATAAGAAACAACTAGCATCACAAATGGGTCATAGTTATACTGAAAACACAATGTATAATAAAATAATTAAAAAAGTATAAAAATGATATAAAGAGATAGTAATTAATTATAATATAAAATGGATAACATTAATGAAATTTATGATTCTGAGTATACAATGCTTTTTAATAAATGCACCAATAATAAATCCAAATATACTTATAAATATTTTTATAATTATAAAAATACTGGATTTATACGTAAATTCCGTATCTATTTGGATCAAAACAAAAAACTCTTTTATTTTGATGAAAACAATAATACAAATTATTTAAAAAAAATAGTTTATGTATAAAAATGATATAAAGATATGATAATTAATTTATATATCATAAAGTTATATGTCAAAAATTGATATTTATACACAAACTGATATTTATACTCAATCTGATAATGTTTCTAAAAAAAAAGGGAGACCCAAAATTTACACTGACGAAGAAGCTTTAGAGATAAGACGCCAAAAAAATAGAGAATATCAAAAAAAAAGGTATCAAGAAGATGCACAATTTAGACAAATGAAAATAGAAAAAGCAACTATTAGAAATCCTTTGCAATATGAAAAACTTAAAGAAAAAATGCAACGTTTGAAAGAATTAGAAGCTATTGTTAGTAACAATAAATAATTTTTATTTAATTATTATTATTATTATTTTTATAATTCATTTATATAAAAAATGATATAAAGCTTTATAATTCATTATATATAATAAATCAAAATCATTAAAATTAAAATATGGCTAAAAATCATAATATGTTTGAAACAATAACCTGTACTTCAAAATATTTTGCTAAAAAAGAAGAAGAAAAACAATATATTCATATCATTACCAACCAAGAAGAATATGATAGTTATAAATTAGAATGTCTAAAAAATCATAATAAACAACCAGTTTTAATGGAATTTTATACAAATGAAACACTTATTAAAGCTTTTTTTGATATTGATGCTAAAATTGATGTTAAAATGAAAAAAAAAGATATCAAAGATATGGATGATCTAATAAGATCAAAATGTCGTATAATTATTCAGGAAAAATATCCAAACAAAGATATTATTGTTCAACAAAGACCTACAAGAAAAATTCCTGGTGATAAAAAAAAAATATCTTATAGATTCATAGTTAATAATACAATTACTAATGTTGATACTCTTAAAAAACAAGTTGATGAAATCAAAAAACAAGAACCTTTAATGGGTCAATATTTTGATATTAACCCTTATAGAATTGGAACTAATAAATTATGTATGCTAGGAGGTGTAAAACCTTTTGATAAAGAAAAAGATCTTGCTAGTGATAAACTACAACCATTCAAACTATGGGAAGATGAAGATATTAATAAATATTCTATTTTTGATTGTGCAATTACTTATGTTAAAGAAGATTATGATAAATACTACGATGTTCATATTGTTTCTAAAAATGAAAATGAAAATATGACAGAAGATGAAAAACAATTGGGAAATATTATCATTAAACAAGCTACAAATGATTTTGAAAATGATGATAATGATATTCAAGATCAACGAAAAACTGAATGGTTCATTAAAACTTTTAAAAGTCATTTATTGGCACTAAGTGATGAAAGAGCAATTGAATATAATGATTGGTATCTAGTTATATGTATTATTGTAAATTGTTATATTAAATATAATTGGGGTAGAGATACCCTTTATGATCTTGCACATTCATTTTCAGAAAAAGCAGGTGATAAATATGATTATAACAGTGTTGAGAAAAAAGTAGCTTCTGCTTTAACTTCTACTAGAAATGAAAAAGTAGGTTTGTTAAGACTTATGAAAATGTTAAAAGAAGATAATGAAGAATATTATAATGAAAATATTACTAAAAACTATTATGAGAAAAAACAAGAATTTGAAGAAGAATTCTGTGTTATTAATAATCCACTGTGTTTTTATAGAACACCTAAAATACCTAGAGTTATTACTGCAAATAGCACTTTAGGTGAAATTAATCAACAATTGACAGAAACAGCATTAATTACACAAACAAAGAACCGAAAATATCTAAAAAGAAAAGAAGATAAAAAAACAGGTAAAATATATTATGAAAAAGAAAAATTTATAAATGAATGGTTAGAAGATGAAAAACGTAAAACTTATGAAGGTTTGCGTTTTGAACCAAAAGGATTAACTGAATTAGAATCTAAATATTATAAAAATTTATTTGAAGGTTTTCAAGCAGATAGAATAGATCTTACAACAGACGTAGATTATACTAGAATACAACCTATTCTTGATCATATCGAAACTGTTCTTTGTAATAATAATAAAGAACATTATACTTATGTTTTGAATTGGTTTTCAAGAATTATTCAAGATCCTACAAATCGCCCACAGACTGGATTAGTATTTTATAGTAAAGAACACGGAGTGGGTAAAAATATATTTACAAATTACTTTGCTAATGAAATATTAGGATTTGATCTTAGTGCATCAGCAAAAAATGTTGATAAAATATTTGGTAGATTTAATAGCCTTTTAACAAAATGTATGTTTTTGATAGTGGAAGAAGCTTCTGGTGAGCTTAAAAAATTTATGGAAGAAATGAAAAATATGATCACTGAGCCTACAATAATTATTGAAAAGAAAAATATAGATTCTGGAACTTATAGAAATTATCTTAATATAATTTTAAATACTAACAAAGCAGATATTTTAGACATTGATGATAAAGATCGTAGATTTGTATTTCTTACAGTATCAGCAATAAAGAAAGGAGATAAAGAATATTTTAAGAAATTAAATGAATGTATGAAAAATAAGCAAAACACGGCTTTGTTTATAAAATACTTAAGAGAAGAAGTTAAATGTGATTGGACTACTGCAGATTTTCAAGAAAAAAGACCGCTTACCGAAGCTTATAAAAAACAACAGGCACTCAGTGCTAAGAATTATATGAAGTTTATCTCACATATTATAAATGAAGATGGAATATCTTATGATAATGAAACAATGAACTATTATTGGGTTAGTTATAGAAAACGAAAAACTGTATGTATTGCTAAAAATGAAATATGGAAAGAATACACTAGAATGTGTGAGAAATTTAAATACACTAGTTATCCATACGATACATTCTTTAATCATATCTTAACTGAAGAATCTGGTATAACTGAAATTATAAGACATAAAACCAAATGTCTCAAAATAGATAAATTATTAAGCGAAAAGTGGGTAGAAATATTTAGAAATACTAATAATACAACGATTGAAGAATGGAATGATGATGATGTAGATAATGATGAATAAAAATATTTAGGTATTTATACCCCCCACAATTATATTAATATCCCCCCAACAATTATTTTAATATCCCCCCACAATTATTTAAATCCCCCACATTTTATGAATATCCCCTACATTGTATTATTATTCCCCAAGTTTGTTAAAGTGATTTTGGTTTATCATCGTCAATGTTGGGGGTTTGGGGGTCTGAAATAAATTCGCTATATAATATAATTTTATTTTTTCATTTCACCAACTACTCTTTTTATACCCCAACACCCCATCATTCATTTTCTTATACTAATATTACAATATCTTCTTATAAAATTGTTGGGGGATTATATATAATTGTTGGGATATTTAATAAAATTGTTGGGGGATTTAAATAATTGTTGGGGGATTTAAATTCTTAATAAATATAAATGATAATTTGTAAATCTTGTAAAAATACAATAACCAATAAATATTATAAGTGTTTATGGATTAATGATCATAAAAGTAAATTAGTAATCTGTAATGAATGCCATATGAATTACTATATATTAAAACCTTATTTATTTAAGTTAAGACATCCAGAAGAGTATGAACGTGAATATAAATCTATTAATAATAATAAATGCCAAAAATAAATATAGAAAATATATTAAATGAATTAACCCTATATAAAGAACAATTGAATGAAATCCAATTGTTAGAAGATCAACTAAACCAAGAAAAATTCTTAATAAATGAATATTTAAACAAAACTTTTGTATTATTAGATAACATTTTAAGCAAATATGGCAAAAAATTATCAAATTAACTATCAAAGAGAATATTATCAGAACAATAAAGAAAAAATTAAACAAAGAAATATAAAATATAATAATGAACATAAAGAATATAAAAAAAATTACGCTAAAGAATATTATGAGCAGAACAGAGATAAAGTTTTAGAAAAAAACAAGGCTTATTATCATAAAAATATTGAAAAAATTAAAGAATATCAATATAATTATTATTTAAAAAATAATTACGATATGAATGAAAATATGTTCGATCGTAAAGATTATAATTTTATTTATAGAAATAAGAACAAATCGTATTACCAAAATTATAATAAAAATTATCAACAAAGCAATACAGAAACTGTTAATAATTGTAATCGTAGATATAGGATGTTAAACAAAAAACAAACAAAAGAGCCTATTATAGAATTCGTAAGCAAAAAGACTATTATATATTTTGAATAAAACATTCATATTAATATTATGGTGTTATATATAAGTTTAGATCATACGAACTAAACTTTTAAAAAGTATAAAATAAATATAAGTTTATAATAAATGGATAAACCAAACTGTGTAATCAATCCTAAAACAAATCGGGCTGTAAAAGCTGATAGTAAATTAGGAAAACAAATATTAGCAAGCCAAAAAAATGTTAAAAAAGAACCAAACCAAATGTATAAAAAACCAATTGGACCAGTTAAACCAAAAGAACTAAATCAAATGTATAAAAAACCAATTTACCCTAAAAAATCATTGAAACCCGATTATACAAAAGAAGGTTATTTTGAAGATAAAATAGATTTATATAATTTTTTAAAAAGT